CGCACATGTCGGTCATTTTCGGTCTCTTCTTAATGACCTTGCTCTTAAGCGGAGTTTTAGACCTGATATTATCTTCATTGATTACCTTAATATTTGTGCATCATCTCGCTACAAGGGAGCAATCGTTAACTCATACACATACATTAAAGCAATTGCAGAAGAGTTACGCGGGTTGGCGGTGGAGTGTAATGTCCCTATCGTCTCTGCTACTCAGACCACTCGTTCAGGCTATGGTAGCTCTGACGTTGACATTACTGATACTTCTGAGTCCTTTGGTCTCCCTGCTACTGCTGACCTTATGTTTGCTCTTATATCTACCGAGGAGTTGGAAGGTATGAATCAGATTATGGTCAAGCAACTTAAGAACAGGTACAACGATATCTCCACGAACAAACGATTCTGTGTAGGTATTGACAGGGCAAAGATGCGGCTGTATGATGTAGAACAGTCCGCACAAAACAACCTCCTTGACTCTGGTCAGGGAGATGACGAAGAACAAATTGACATCGTAAAACGATTCAATTCCAAGAAAACATTCGCTGAACTAAAGTATTAATTATGGCACAAGGATTCGCAGACAAAGTACAAGAACCCGAAACCTTCTCCCCCGAGTATCGTGCAGATACCTCAAAGTACATTGAGTTTGTGGACAAGGTTACTTCTAAGGAGAGTCAGAACTTCGGTGACTTCTCTACTCGTATCAAAGAACTCGATGAGCAAGGTGCTGATATCCAGCGTCTTCTGACTGCTGCTATCGGTCTGTCTGCTGAGGCAGGTGAGTTTGCAGAGATTGTCAAGAAGATTACCTTCCAAGGTAAACCCTATAACGCTGACAATATCGAGCACATGAAGATTGAACTTGGCGACTGTCTCTGGTATGTTGCTCAAGCATGCATGGCACTGGGAGTTGAGTTTGATGACCTGTTCATCCGTAACACGAACAAACTGATGAATCGATATCCTGAAGGTGAATTTTCCATCCTTCGCTCGGAAAAACGAAAGGAGGGTGACCTCTAAAATAAATAGAGGGGTAGAGCCCCTCTTTTTTTATGCCTGCTTTTAATCTAACAACAAAAAAAGAAATCAAAGATAAGGCACCAGCAGCATTAAAACCAGCGGTGGATGCAATTTTTGGTGCATTACCCAGGGGAAAGACGGGTATCTTTGCTGATAGAGATTGGAATAAATCCAAGACACGTCAGTGGGCAATTAAAGTAAACGCTGATGAGTATGAAGCGATTGCGATGCTGTATGGCGAGAAACCAAACGGTACGGCATTCAATGCTAATGTTGCTGGATACAAACTAAAGTTTCAAAAGTCGCAGAAGAAATCAGTTGGTGCTGCTGACGCAAAGACTACAAGAATGCAAGAATTGGGCTCTGCTTGGATTCTTCGTAGAGCACTGAAAGATAATAAGAAGTATGATAAATGGGAAGATATTCTTAAAGATGAGAAGTACTCTGAGTTAGTAGCAATCTATCCTGATGTTAGTCCCGAATGGTTACAGGGATACTTTGCACAGCAGAAGAAGATGCTTCAGGTTTATTCCAATCCTAAGTTTGATGAGTTCAATCGTGAGGGTGGATTCATGGGATACATCACTGAACTTATTAAAGAGAAGTTTGGAATCTCGCAGAAAGATAACTGGAACCCTGCTGACATTTGGATGATTCAGAATGAGAGAGCAGTAACTAAAATTATAAATGAGACTGTTGATGGTAATGGTTCCCAAACTATTATGGAACTCAATGCTGTACTCAGAAAACTATTCAAAGAAGAGAAAGTTGTCGGTGTATCACTGAAGAAGATTAGTGGTAGTACTGCTAGGTACGAGACATATAATGTAGATGACCTAGGTCTTACGGAAACCTATAACTACGCAGTTAAATCGTTCAAGATTGACTTGTCTCTTAAGGACGGAGAATTTGGTACACAGGATGCTAGGATTATTGTGGAAGGAAACGCAGCAGAGTTCAACTTCCAAATTAAAGGAAATGATTCTACAAAGATTTCCAACCTCAAATTTGAACCTACTGCTAAGGGTGCCGCAGCAGCCCGTGTTGGTAAGGCACCAGTCGCTATGGTTGCTGCACTACTTAAAGATAAGAAACTAGATTTCAAAAACGATAACAGCAAGTTCCCTAAGACTGCAAAGGAATTTGCAGATGTGCAAGATGATTACAAGAAGACTATCAACTTCTTGAGACAGAAGGGCGTTGATATAGAGGTAACTACTGTGGACCAGGCGCTCGCTAACATTTCAGCAGCGTTTATGGGCAAAGCACATGTTGCAAACTCTAAGTGTATGCAGTTGAAATTCCTAGAATCTGTGCTAAACTTGAAGAAGAAAGATATGGAAGAGTTTATGACTGACATGGTGTTCCTTGCAGCGAAGAAAGGTAAGCGTTTCGGTCCATTTGGTAAGTTGTATTGAGGCAATAAATAGTACTGTACTTTTGGTTACCAATGAAAAGTTTCTCGACGTTTATAACCGAAGCGAAGAAGACCACTGCTGGACAGCAAGCAGAGAAGTTGGGTCTTTCTCATGTTGGATGGGGTAAGTACGCTGACAAATCTGGCAAGGTAACACATTTTGCACAGCAAGGTGTACTGAGACCTATTTCGGTGAAGGAACCTGCTGCGCCTGCACAAGCACAGGAGGCACCCCCGAGTGAACCCGAACAGCAAGTGGACCAGCCGCTCGATAAAGGTCCAGTTACTATTACTTTTGGAAGATTTAATCCCCCTCATCTCGGGCATCTCAAACTCGTCGATAAAGTAGCGGAGGTTGCTGGTGATACGGAGTATCGTATCTACCCTTCCAGAAGTCATGATGAGAAAAAGAATCCCCTCGACCCAGAGACCAAAGTACATTACATGCATCATGTAATGAGTGACCACTCTCACGCTATTGTCAATGACGATAACATGAGAAACATTTTCCAAGTTCTCGCTGGTCTTCACGAAGAAGGTTATAGTTCTGTCAACATCGTTGTTGGTGGAGATAGAGTTAGTGAGTTTGAAAAACTCTCTAATAAGTACAACGGTAAGTTGTATAACTTTGAAGGTATCACCGTGCAGTCTGCTGGTGACCGTGACCCAGACTCTGAGGACGAAGTTGAGGGTATGTCTGCATCTAAGATGAGAGCAGCAGCTGCTGCTGATGATGTCGAAGCATTCATGAAGGGTCTCCCTGAAGGAATGGATAAGAAGCAGGCACTTGAGATGATGTCCCATGTTAAGGGATACATGAAAGTCGAAGAAGACTTTGCAATGATTAGCACTCCGATGTATGAGATTGCTCCCAAGTTAGACCCCGAGGGTCTACGTGAAACATATTTCAAGGGAGAGATTTTTGCAATCGGTTCCCTGGTTGAGAATCTGAACACAGGTGTTGTGGGTAAGGTTGTTACCAGAGGTGCAAATTATGTTATCTATGTCGATGAAAACGATGAGATGTATCGTGGTTGGTTGAAAGATTTGGTGGAGATAAACGACCTCAAAGCATTTAACTGGACACCGATGGGCGAGATTGGTACAGACAAACTCAGAGACAGGGTTATTGCGATGACCCCTGGACAGTTCCTAAAGAAGATAAATAAAAAAGACAAGGACGCTTAGTAAAATGAATCTCAACGACCTACCAGATATGTCGGAAGCACTGAGACAGGTGCAGGCATTTACTGAAAAGAAAGCAAATGATGGCAATCTTGCCAACAACGCACCTCCTTATGACAGGGTAACCCGCCGTGATGTTATCACTGGTGCTCTTGGTAAGGACGAGATGGGTGGTAAGCGTAAGAAGCATGACTGTGCTAAGAAGGTCAACTACAAGAAAGAAGAGTTTGATGTCATCCCTGAGATGCACACGATGCTTGAGGATGGCACCGTAACTCATTACGACATCACCAATGGCGAATACATCTACGAGAATGTCCCTGTCGAAGAACTTGAGATTCTGATTTCCGAGAAGCACGAGCATTTCGATAACTACGATAAGAATGCTGAAGTCCTTGGCGAGAATCGTGCTGCTGCTCGTGCTGCTGGCGGTTACAAGGATGACAGCAAGAAGCAACCTGACCCTTCTAAGGCGGGTTTCACTGGCGTCGGTAATATGAGCATCGACCAGATTCGTAAGATGTCTGCTCGTATTGAAAAAGAAAAGACTAAGAAGGAAGAGTTTGCTACTGAAGGTGTTCGCGATGAAGACCCCGAGAAGGGTACTGCTGAGCGTAAGGCACGTCTTGAGAAGAAGCGTGGCATGAAACTCGATGACCATCCTCAGTACAAGAAAGAAGACCTCGATTGGTTTGATGAACTTGCTGAAGAACTGGGTGAGAGCATCGATGCTCTGACTGATGAAGAACTGGAAGACCTGTTCATCGAAGGACTTCATGAGGTTGACCTGGAAGAACTGACTGAAACTCTGGACTTCTTTGCTGGTCTTGAGGTACTGACTGAAGCAAGCGATAAGTATTATGATTCTGCTGTTAAGTCTTCCAAGGAAGCAGCAAAGAGAAATGCTCCTTCCCGTGCTGAGCGTCTGAAGAGTGCTGCTAAGAGAGTTGGTTCTGCACTGAAGACTGGTGCTTCCAAGGTGGGTTCTGCTGTAAAGAAGACTGCTAAGGCAGCAGTCGGCGCAGGTGCTCGTGCAGCTGGTCACGCTAAGGGCGAGTTTGAAGCACAACGTATCAAGTCGAAGCGGGCAGCAATGTCCCGTCCTGATAGTAAGAAGTCCTCTGGCTCTACTTCTGCTAAGGGTGATGATGACGGTACTGGTGGTAAACTCGATGCTCTCCTCAAGAAAACTCGTGGTAGCAGCGGTAGCACTAGCAGCAGCAGTGGTGGTGGTTCAAGTTCTGGCGGTGGAAGCAGCAGTGCATCGTCTGGTGGCGGGGTAAAGAGTGGTGATAGAACGAGAGGTGAAACTCGTCGTGCTGTCGGTGGTGCTCTGAAGAAAGTTGGTAACGTAATCAAGAAGGGTGTTGGCAAGACTGCACGTCTGGTTTCCAAGGGTGCAGATAAGGTTGCTAAAAAACTCGGTGAAGAGAAGAAAAAGTGTGAAGAGTGCAACGGTAAGGGATGTGACCATTGTGATGACAAGGGTTACATGGAAGAGGGTCTGAAGAATGCACGTAAGAACATCGGCATGGACCCCAACAAACCTTCCTGCTGGAAAGGTTATGTTGCAAAGGGAACCAAGATGAAAGGCGGTAAGGAAGTTCCTAACTGTGTTCCTGCCAATGAGGAACTGGAAGCAATGGAGGCAAATCTCCTTGAGTCTGGTCTCTTCGGTGAGGATGAAGTACGCTACATCATTGGCGAGAAGTTCTCTGAACTGGAAGAACTCTACAAGGGTAAGCACGGTCAGTCCGACAAAGAGTATGCTGACTCCCGCTCGCAGGGTGGTAAGATGGTGTCTGGTGACTCCAAGCAATCGGGTGCTGAATACACACACGGTCGCAGAGTCAAGGCAGCAAACCCTGGTATGCAACCTGACGTAGGTGGCAAGACCAAACCCAAGTCCCAAGGTAAGATGGACCGTGGCACTCGTGCCGACCTTGAATATCGTAAAGCAAACTTGAAGAAGAAGGACTGATGACAAAGAAAGCATCCACCAAAAAGTCTCACGTAAAAGTAAATCCCAGGGTGTCGGATGTTTATGAAGACACCGAGGGATTTACTGGACAAGCTACATCCCATCGGGGTGTAGTAATCCGTAAAGCAAAAGGCGGTTTTGAGGCACCGCGTTACGGTCTTGAAAATTATCGTAGTCTTGGAGCAATTAAATCCGCTATCGAAAAACTTATGAAAGAAAAAGAGGGGGCCACTACTAAAGATGCCGAAGGTAACGAAGTCAAAGCAGAAAGCTGTGAAAGCAGCAAAGACAAAGAGCTCTATACAGAGCGTTACCGCAACATTATCAGTAGAGCAAAAGACATAATCCTTTCGGAGATGTCTTATCTTGATGAAGGCAGAGCAGAAGATGCACAAGCATCTTTAGCAAAAGTCAAAGCACGTCAGAAGGTTCTCGATGCACACGAGAAAAAGACTGGTAAGAAACTTGACATCACCAAAACACCTGAGCACAAACAACACAAGATGAGATTCCCTGGTGCCAAGCGCACTGGTAAGAAAGTGAAGGGTGCTAAGGAAACCGAACTGCAGCAGCATAATCGTAGAGTTACTAAGCATAACGAAAGACTTATCAAGAAAGGTCCTACTACGAAAGAGAAAGCGAAGCAAGCTGGGTATGATGCTTATGAGAAAAAGCACAAACGCGGTAACAAATCAGTTTGGGATTGAGCATATATAGGGTATAAACCTATCGGTGAAAACCATGCTTGCATTTTTACTTCCGCTGGCATCCAAAATTGTAAAAGATGCTGTATCTCGCATTCCTGAGAATGAAGAACTGGGTGAAAAACTTCTCGAAGTTTGCCTTGTTATTCTTAAGAAGGCAGTTACACTTACTAAGACTGACATGGATGACCAACTTCTCGCAGTAGTTGAGAAGGCAATCAAAGCCCGCGAAGAGGCTTGATACACGGGGGCGCAAGCCCCCTTTTTTATAAATAAATATTAGGATACAACTCGGAGTATATTCACATGTCTTTGTACGGAAGAGTTGACTCTGCTGCTAACCAGACCGCTGTCGGTCGTACAAGAGGTAACGGCGCAGGGTCTGCTACAGAAACAATTGTTTTCGTTGACGAGACCGAAGCAGGTCTGGCAGCGAATAAAGAGCGTGGCATCACCGCCCCTGGTTGGTGGGCATATCGCACCTATACCGATGCAGCAGGTAATACTCGCCACAAGGCAGAGCACCTGATGGTTCTCACTAATCCCGAAGCGAACGCAGACGAGACGCTCGCTGACGACACCATCGCAGCAGACGTTCAAGCACTCATCACCATCTCTGCACAACCTACCGCACAGACCACCGTCAGCGGTGCAGCAACCTTCAGCGTTACTGCTTCCTGTGACAACAGCGGCACGGTTACCTATCAGTGGCAGAAGAAACTTGCTGGTGGCAGCCGCTGGACCAACGTCAGTGGTGCAACTTCTGCATCCCTGGTCCTTGCAGGTCAAACCGCAGATGAGGATGGTGACCAGTATCGCGTCAAACTGAATGCAGACGTTGGTGCTCCTGAAGTCATCTCTACTGCAGTTGCTCTGACATTCGGCACCTGATAGCATGCAATAAATTATGAGATTCGATGAACTGAATGAAGACAATTACGTCTACTTCGCTATTCGTAACTACCACAATCCTTCTTCAGTTCTAATTGAAGACTTTGAGGATGACATGAAACGCTTCAAGTATTTGAAGCGTCTCTTTAAGAGATACCTTAGAGGGGGTCCATGCAGGACCCACCTCATTATCAATCATTTGATTGTACTTTATAATGACTTTGATGACGCAGCAA